AAGAAAATCTCACAAAGGACGAGTATCATAAACTTCTCGGTAAAGCTAAGATGGTGTTTTCTGCTAACTTACAAGAGACTCTGGGTATCGGCTGTTATGAGATTTTATGCAGTCTAGGAATGCCTCTGGTGCCCGACACGCTATCTTACAAGGAGATGTACTATGATTGCTTCAAGTATTCTCCTGAATGGACTAGCAGTTTTAAAGCATACGAAAAAAATAAAGATTTGCTTGTCGGTCTTATTCATCACATGATGTCTAATTACGACACTTATGACATGATAAATAACATACAAGGAAATCGTGAATTTCTACGCAGAGAATATTTTACTGCAAGCAATATGATTGAGACATTGAAAGGTTAATATTATGACGCATTATTCTACAAAAACTTATGGTCATGAAGAAGGTTTGTCGGCTGTGTTTAGGCAACCGAATGCAACACATAGTCATTGTTCATTGTTACATGGATACTCTTTAGGTTTTAGACTTGTCTTCAGTGCCGAAGTACTTGATGATAAAAATTGGGTTGTTGACTTTGGCGGTCTAAAGAAATTAAAAGAGTGGCTGAAGGAAATGTTTGACCACAAACTAGTTGTTGCAAAAGACGATCCTAACCTCAAAGACTTTCTTAATCTTGAAGAAAAAGGTCTTGCAGATGTAGTGGTAATGTCTGGTGTAGGGTGCGAAAAATTTGCTGAAATAGTTTTTCATTATGCCAATAATTTGGTACAAGACATGACAAATGGTCGTTGCAAGTGTGTAGAAGTTGAATGCATGGAACACGGCGCCAACTCTGGGATTTATAAAGCCTAATGCGAATTGCCTTAATCACAGATACGCACTTCGGTGCTAGGTCCGATTCAATACCGTTCGATAATTTCTTTGAGAAATTTTATTCTAACTCTTTCTTTCCTACATTAGAAGAGCGCGGTATAAAAACCATCATTCATCTTGGTGATATTTTTGACCGAAGAAAATATATCAACTTCAATACCCTGAGAAGTTGCAAGCAGTACTTTTTTGATGAGGCTGCAAAAAGAGGTATAGACATTCATTTGATTCCCGGGAATCATGATACCTATTTTAAAAATACTAACGATGTCAACTCTCCAAATCTTTTGCTTAGAGAGTATGACAATATATATCTGTATCAAGACCCGAGCGAAGTAGTTTTCGACACACAGAAAATTTTATTGATGCCTTGGATATGTTCAGATAACTATAATGATTCCAGAAAAGCTATGGAGAATAGCGATGCTAAAGTCTGTTTTGGACACTTTGAACTCGCTGGGTTCCAGATGTACAAGGGCGTTAAAAATGAGCATGGAATGGATCCTAGCATATTCGATCATTTCGATTTGGTTTGTAGTGGGCATTTTCATCATCGTGATCGTTCTGGTAACATATTCTATCTCGGCAATCCTTACGAAATTACTTGGTCTGACTGGGACGACCCTAGAGGATTTCATGTCCTCGATACGGAGACACTAGACTTTGATTTCATAAAGAATCCATATAACATGTTTCATAAATTTCATTGGGACGACAGTGATGAACTCTCTATGAAATATATTGAAAATATTAATTATGATTTATTGGAACGCAGTTGTGTTAAACTGGTTGTTGTAAAGAAAACGGACTTTTCAAAGTTTGACATCTTTGTTGATAAGCTGTATAGTTGTAATCTTGTGGAACTTAAAATCATTGAAGATTTTTCTGAATTTGAAGATGACGCTGTTGGTGATGAGTCTATTAACCTAGAAGATACTATGACTCTTTTAGGAGAATATGTTGACAACATTAATACTGAACTTGATCGTGAAAGACTGAAGACGCAACTTAGGACTCTCTATGTCGAGGCGCAGAATATAGAATGATTTATTTTGAAAAGTTGAGATGGCAAAATTTTCTATCCACCGGCAATTCATTCACTGAGATTGATTTTACTCGCAATGTCTCTACACTTATAGTAGGCGATAACGGTAGTGGTAAATCAACTATGTTGGATGCATTGTGTTATGTGTTGTTTAACAAGCCTTTTAGAAACATAACAAAGCCTCAATTGATAAACACTATCAATAATAAAGGACTGTTGGTAGAGATTGATTTTAGAATTGGCACACATGAGTATCAAATTAAAAGAGGTGCCAAGCCAAATATATTTGAGATTTTTTGTGATGGTAATTTAGTTGACCAAGATGCCGCAGTAAGAGACTCACAAAAATACTTGGAAGAAAGTATTTTAAAATTGAATTACAAATCATTTACACAGATTGTGATACTTGGATCAGCCTCATTCACCCCCTTTATGCAATTACCTTTAGGGCAACGAAGAGATATCATTGAGGATATTCTTGACATTCAAATTTTCACTGTGATGAATTCTGTACTCAAACAAAAACAAAATGTTCTACGGGAAACAATTCGTGACATTGAAACCGATGTTGAAGTAGCAAAACAGAAAGCGACCATTCAAAAAGAATATATAGATACGCTGGAAGAAAATAAAGCAAATAAGATAACCGAGATCAAGGAGAAGATCAGTGAATTCGAGGCGGCGATTTCAACATCAGAGGAAAAGGTTGATGCTTACAAACAGCAGAAGGAGAATCTGGGCGACCCGGGAGAACGAAGAAGAAAACTCTCAGGATACAGAGACAAATTTACAACCCAACTCAGAAAAATCCGAAAAGAAATAGACTTCTATGAAAGTCATGATGATTGCCCTACATGCAAACAGGGTATTCCTCATGATTTTAAGAAAGAAATTCAAGAGACAAAACAAAGCAAAGTTTCTGAAATTGAAACCGCTACAGAACAACTGGAAACACAGTTTGAAGAATTGGATAATTTAGTCGCAGAATATAATGAGATTAATGAATTAACCAACAGAGAAAATAATGAGATTATCTCTAATCAACGATATCTACAGCGGCTTCACATAGAATTAGCCGATGCAAAAAATAATGTAGCCAACATTGATGAAGAGAAACAAAAACTAAAAGACTTGGCTAAAGAGGTTGTCAGAAGTAACAGCCTGAAGTCTGAGAAAAATGAAGAGCAACATTATCTTACAGCATGTGCGGCACTGTTGAAAGACACAGGAATTAAAACTAAAATCATAAAGCAGTATCTGCCTGCTATTAACAAACTCGTTAATAAATATTTGGCTGCGATGGACTTCTTTGTTCAGTTTAATTTGGATGAGAAGTTTAACGAGACTATCAAGTCTAGGCATAGAGATAAGTTTTCGTATGCTAGTTTCAGTGAAGGCGAGAAACAAAGAATTGATTTGGCATTGTTGTTTACTTGGCGAACAATTGCAAAAATGAAAAACTCGGCGGCTACTAATTTGTTAATACTTGATGAGGTGTTTGATAGCAGCCTAGACAACAATGGTACTGACTATGTTATGACCTTGTTGGATACTATAGGCGGAGACACCAATGTATTTGTAATTTCGCATAAAGGCGATCAACTCTTTGACAAATTTAGAAGCGTGATTAAGTTTGAGAAAAAGAAAAACTACTCGGTGATGACATGAACGAAGATATGAAATTAGAACTTGTTAAATTTGGAAGCCCTTCTCTAAAGAACGCTCCTGACATTTTTAACTTTGATGACTATAGTGCAGAAGGTTTATGTAAGGCTCTGATGAAAAAACAGTTGGAGCTTAACGGAGCAGGTCTGTCTGCTAATCAAGTGGGTATTAATGCAAGAGTCTTCACTATGGGCGATGGAAAAGAACTTACTCGGTATATCATCAATCCAGAAATCGTTGACATTTCAACTGAGTGTGTTACAATGCGTGAAGGATGTCTGAGTTTGCCTGGAGTCTGGCTGAACTTATCTCGACCCATATGGCTCACTGCTAGATACCAAAGAACTGATGGTAGTTGGACTACAGAAAAATTCACTGACTTAGCGGCTAGAGTTTTCTTGCATGAGTACGATCATATGCTAGGACAGAATTTTACACAGAGAGCGTCCAAGTTAAAACTTGATATGGCATTGAAAAAGGTGGAGAAGAGAGCTAAAAGATATGTTAAGAGCATGGGAAAAAGATAAAGTTATAGGATTTACCGCATCTTCCTTTGACCTACTTCACGCTGGTCATGTGGTCATGTTAGAAGAAGCAAAAGGCAACTGTGATTATCTAATAGTCGGACTGCAAAATGATCCCACTATAGATAGACCAGAAAAGAATAAGCCAGTCCAAAGTATTGTTGAAAGACAGTTACAGTTAGGCGCAGTAAGATATGTTGATGAAGTCATCGTGTACAACACGGAAGCCGATTTAAGAGATTTGTTGTTGACTCTTCCTATAGATGTGCGTATAATAGGCGAAGAATACGAAGACAAAGATTTCACTGGAAAAGATATACCTATGCACATAGTTTACAATTCCAGAAAACATTCATTTAGTAGTACTGATTTGCGTAAACGAGTTAGAAAGGAAATATAAATATGAAAGAGAAAATGATTAAAGTAGCCCGCGGTTATTTTAACGGACAAATTGGAAAGCATCTAATCAACGCTGATAATATTATGACTAACCCGGTCGGTATCGGGGAGCATGGTGATATCATCGAGGAGCTGGAAAAGGAACTTGCAAAAGTTGCTGAGTACGAAGAAAAACTAGCAGTACTAGAAAAGTACTTTACAGATACGGAAGGTAACTAATGTCAGACGATTTTGATTTCGGATTTACTATTGTAGATAGTGAGGACTTGAGTCCAGCACCAACTAGTCAGCCAATAACGGCTACAGTGCCAGATGACTTTAAAGACGAAATCATGGCAAAGCTGTATGACTTAGAGAATAGAATTCTATCTTCGGATAGCTCGGGTATGATTAATGAGCATCGTGCTTTGGTTGAACAGGATGTCGCCACCAAATTGCGAGACCTTGAAGACCTTATCATGCCGCTACTTATCAACCTGAAAAAGAATCCTGAAAAGGATTACATCCATTGGCCTAATCGAACGGCTATCATTGATAAACAAATTGAAAAAATTAAGGCGGTAACACAATATTATGAGCGAATCAACTGAGGGTACGAATCAAATTGACGGTTACATTGGTCAACATCTAAGCCGCGTTCATCATTTTTATGTTTCAGGTGAAATTGAGGATGCGAAAAATTATATTGAGTGGTTCCAGATTATTCGTTCTGCGGGCCCAGCCGACATAATTTATTTACATTTGAATTCTGAAGGCGGTGATGCATTCACAGCTATTCAGTTTATGAGAGTATTATCTGAGACCGAGGCAAGAGTCATTACATCTGCTGAAGGGTTTTGTGCATCGGCAGCCACAATGCTATTCTTGTGTGGAGATCAGTGTGAAGTATCAGATCATGCTGTCTTTATGTTTC